ACAAGTTGGAAACAGCAATCTCACCAACATAGTCGCCGGCGTTACCGAACGAAGATGCTGTGTTTGTGAGTTCGATATAGCCGTAACGTGTCATGAATGATACGACTGGTTCGAATGTGCTTGGATCCAGCACGACACCGCTTGACATCAATGGGATGTATGGGCAGTAGAACGCGGCTGCATCTGTTTCGCTTGCGCCTTTGTAACCAACCAACACAGGTGTTGTATCTGCGGCATAAGAGTCGCAGAACACACGCATAGCGCCGTTCAATGTACCAACAAACTTGGTGTTTGTGGGTGCTTCGAATGTGCCTTCTGTGGTGCGGGCAAAAGCTGATGTTGTTGCAGACTGAAGAACAGTCAATGAAGCAGGCGATACAACAGCCCAGTTACCAGCGCCACGGCGTGTGCGCTGAGCGATCAAGTTAGCAACACGGTTGATCAAAACTGCCAATGCGGCATGTTCGTCACCAACGAATGTGGCTGTGCCTGATACAGTAGCCTGGTTGTATGTAAACTCTGTTGATGCAAGAGTGCGGAGTGACAGGAGGATCTCCTGATCAATTTCAGCGGTAATTTCTTGCGCTAGAGCTGCCATGATTTCTGCTTCGATGTCAATGCCATGCATGGCTTGTGCATCTTGTGCAGCTTCAAATGTCCAACGTGCTTGCAATTTGCGTGTTTTAGCTTCAACAGCCTGCTTCAGGATTTGCACAGAAATTTGCTTACCACCGTTGCCTTCGAGGGTAGCAGTAGCGGCACCAGTATAAGTGGTGGCTGTACCTTCGTTTTGTGGCACTGTGGAGTAAGCCTGAGCGATCTTGAATGGGCTGAGTGCTTCTTCACCTGCTGTGACGGATGTCTGAGCAGCTGAATTGTCAGTCAATGACTGAGCATAACGCACACGCAGAGTGTGGATCTGGCCTACAGGACCTGTCATTGGCTGAACACCAACCAACTCGTTAGCGATAACAGTTGGCATGACACGTCGGATAACTGGCAGAATCACACGGTTTAATGTAGCGATGTTACCAGATACTGTGGAACCAGCACTTGCGTTCTCTTTCAAATACTTGCGGGTGTTTTCGAGGATCACACCCATTGTGTTGCGGCGAGCACCATTCAAACCTTCCATGAGGGCTTCTTTGGTCTCGTCCCAACGGCTTTCTAATAGTTCTTGTGACATAATGTCTCCTTCTTCCTTCCTAAGAATTAAAGCCCTGCTAGGCGTTTGAGGTCGATCACATTGCTCTTAGAAGCAGTGTCTTCTTCCGCTACAACCTTTGCAGATTTATCACCAGTTACTTCACTAACACTCTCTGCGATCACTTTACGGGCTTTCGCAGGACGATTGTCAGCTAACACAGCTGGTAGATATTTTTCGAAAGCGCCCTTGAGACGGGTCGTTTGGACGTTTTCGAGCAGATTCTTCATGACTTCTCGCTTCTCTTCATTGAGAGGAGCAAGCAATTCTTCCATGGCGTTTGCACGTTCATTGGATTCCTTGATCACGCGAATCTCGCGTTCCTTGTTTTCAACGAGAACTTTTGCTTTCTCGGTGAGTTGGATGGCTTCGGCCAATTTCTGATCTTTTGAAGCGATTGTATCACGCAGTTTGCGGATTTCAGCGTTCTCATTGAGATGAGTGGCACCAAATTCTGCGGCGTATGCTTCAAAAATACGACGACCAAAATTGTTCTCGCGAGCAACTTTGATGTCTTCATGTAACTGGCTAAGTTCAGCCTTCAAATGCTTGGCAACACTCTGGCTCATCTTGGTAGCACTTTCTTTCACGAAACGTGATTTCAATGCTTCCAATTGCTTACGTGCTTCGCGGACTAGACGAACTTTGGTTTCCACCGCGTCCTTCTTGTCTTGTGCGAATTCTGTAATCTCTTGGGCAAGAGCTTTCACAACAAAACTTTCCAATTTCTGGATTGATTCATTGTGTGTTTTGCGATCTTTGCGCAGTTCGCCAATTTCTTCGGCAAGTTTAGAAACCATGAAGTCGTTAAACTTCGTTGCTGATTCCTTCATCTTGACTTGGAACTTGACACGATCTTCGGCCAATGACTGCTTTTCAGCTGCCACTGCTTGGATCTCTGCGGCAAGACCATCTGTTACCATGCGATCTAGGGCTTCCACCATCACTTGTTTGTCATGCTCATAGCGTTGTGCAAACTCTTCTCTGAGTTCTGCACGCACCTCTTCACGAGCCTCGCTCAGCTTTGATTCCCATTGTTCCGAGATTGCTGTGCGAGTTTCCTCGTTGATTAGGTCGCTATCTAGTAACGGTTTGATGGCATCTAGCATGCGTTTCTCCTAAATCTTGAGATCCTTGATCAAACGAGAAATCTCGCTCTTCAAGTATCTCTGTACCTTGTCGTCTCCGCCAGCGTCTTTGGCCATCTCTAGCACTCGATGACCATATTTCATGTTCATGAGTCCTTCGTAGACAGCTGTGGGATATGCGTTGGGCGCACTGGGTTGGGCGACAACATCGACAGTGACAATTTCAAAATCACTGACATGTCCATTGGCCTCGTTAACGTTTCCGCTACCGCGACTTGAAACTCCTAATTTCACACCACTCTCCAACATGGTGCGTACCAAATTACCCATTGGCGTTGGGAGAATCTTTAACTTACCAAATCCATTGGGGCCATCCATCCACATTTCTGT